AATAAGAGGTGGATTAAAAAAAGATATTAGAAATGTTAAAGGATATAATTTAAATCTAAATACACCAACAGATATTTTTTATTGGAATTACATAAAACAAGAAATTGAAAGATTATATATATTTTATAAAAGTAAATTTCCATATATGCAGAGTTCTAAAATAAATCAAATTGATCTTTTAAAATATGGAGTAGGTGGAAAATATGAAGTTCACACAGATCATTTTACAACAACAGTTAGAGCATTGAGTATTATATTAAATTTAAACGATAATTATAATGGTGGAGATTTAATATTTACAGATCAACATAATAATGAAATTAAAAGACTAAAACTTGGTAAAGGTTCAGTAATTTTTTTTCCAAGTAATTTTTTATATCCTCACAAGATAGAACCAATAACAAAAGGAACTAGATATAGTATAGTTGCATGGCTACAATAAATTATAAATTAATAAAAAACTTTTTAACAAAAGATGAAGTTAATATTATTTCAAAGTATTGTTTTAATAAATTAGATCACAATAAAGATTATAAATTAGATGGACAATCTTTTTCACCAGCATGGTATAACGACCCACTAATGGATTCTTTGCTATATCATAAATTATCTAAAGTTGAATTAGAAACAAATTTAAAATTATTTCCAACTTACGCTTATTGGAGATATTATATTTTTGGTGCAACATTAAAAAAACATACAGATAGACCATCATGCGAAATATCTGTAACTACTTGTGTTGAAAAATATGATAATTGGGAAATTGTAATAGATGGTAAATCTTTTATATTGGAAAAAGGAGATGGAGTTTTATATGCTGGGTGTGATCATGAACATTGGAGAAATGGAATTTATAAAGGAAAAGGAATGGCTCAAGTTTTTTTTCATTATGTAGATCAAAATGGTATTTATAAAGATCATGCTTACGATCAAATAACTAAGGAAATAATATGAAAGAAAAAACTGCAAAAATAGATAATTTTATTGGTGTTTATGATAATTACATTTCAGATGAAGAATGTGATAAAGCAATAAAATTATACGAATCAGAAAATAAATTTAACAACACAATAAATAGAATTTCATCAGAAAATGAATCTATTTTAAGAAAACAAGATAAACAATATTTTGCAAATGGAAATAATATAAATGTTTGGTGGGAAGAATTAAAAACTATGATATTTAATTATGATTTAGCTTGGAATAATTATTTAAAAATTACAGGTGCTGGAGAAAGTTATGGTATTGATAAATTTTTTTATACTAGTTTAAAAATACAAAAAACACTTCCGACAGAGGGTTATCATGTTTGGCATATAGAACATGAACAAGGTTATGAAAATGAACCTAGAGCATTTGTTTTTTCTATTTATTTGAATGATGTAGAAGATGGTGGAGAAACAGAATTTTTACATTTTTCAAAAAGAATAAAACCAAAAAAAGGTAGAATTGTTATTTGGCCATCTGCATTTCCATATGTTCATAGAGGAAATCCACCTTTAAATGGAAAAAAATATATACTAACTTCTTGGTTGTTATTAAGATGATGAATAAGAGGTAGGTCTTGAGCCTTTTTCTGATTCATCTCTATCATCTAAATCCCACTCAGATTGCAGTTGTAATAAATGTTGTGTATCCCATTTATCAATAAAATTTTGAAAGTCTCCTAAATTAGCATCTGCATATGAACTATGAGGAGTTGTGTCTTTATATTCTATTTCATCTGATGCAACTGATGTTCCATATTGAATAGCCCAGATATTATCAAATTTAGATTGAGACCAAAAACTATCATCTTCTATTTTATATCCTACACCCTCATTTAAACCCTCATCATAATTTTTAACAATTACTTTATCATTAAATACTACTGTCCAATTTGCGTTTGTTGTCATTTTATTTTCTCCTAAGTTTTAATAATATAAATTAATGTTAAGTATGGTTGTAATACTGAATTTGCATCTCCTGTAAAATTTCCACTTAGATTGTGTGAGTGTCCACTACCACTTCCAGAATTTTTTGTACTTCCTGTAGATGGAGTAGCAACATTTCCACCACGAGCTACACGAGCATTACTATTACCTGGATTTGCTGAGTTATATAGGTGAGAGTGTGATGAAAGTTGTGTAGTTGATAAAGTTGCGTTAGCTGTTGCACCACCAATATTTCCTGTTGATGCTACTGTGTTTGCTCCACCTGTTGAAGCTAAAGATTTAGTTCCAGATTTTCCAACAGGTACATTGTCTTGTAAGTCTGGTAAGTTAAAAGTTGATGAACCATCTCCAACTCCATAAGTTGTACCGATTACATTAAACAATGCAGAGTATGTTGTTCTTGATATAGCAGTGCCATCACATTCTAAAAATCCAGTTGGTATAGTTGCATCTGTCCAAGACATGATAGTCCCTGTAACTGATGTATTATATTTTATATCTCCATAAACTGTCATAATTATTTTTCTGTTAATAACCAGCCTTGAGTTCCATCATAAAAAACTAAACCAAAACCAGCCCTTTCTGTTGCAACTGTTAAATCACTAGTGTCTCCTGATATTGGATTACCATTTCTATTAACAGTTAAATTATTTGTATCAAATGTTCCATTGGAATCAATAAATCTTATTTCATCTCCTAGATTAGGAGAAGATGGTAGAGTAACTGTAACTGCACCACCAGATGTATTTACAAAATATTTACCACCAGCAACTGCACTAAAACTTGATGTTTTTGTTGTCCAAGATGATTGGATTTCTATATCAGTAGTGCCATTATATAAATTTAAGATTCCATTTGTTGTATCAAACCATAAAGTCCCAGCTACTGCCGAACTTGGTCTTGATGTACCAGAATTAGATGTATTTATAGCCTCAAGAACATTGTTTAAATCTGTTCTAGTTGCTGGAAATGATTGGTTTGCTATATCGTAATCGTGTTGTGCCATAATCTTCTTATACTCCTTTTAAAATCCTTTTGCAATAAAATCAAATGTTCTATTTATTGCTGTTCCACCTGAATTTTTAAATGTTAAATCAAAGCCATTTATTGTCTTGTTTTCAACTATAAAGAAATCTCCAGAATTCATATCTTCGCCTGTAATTCCAACAGCATAATTATTAGAAAAGAATGGATTTGTAAATGTTACTGTTTTTGTTCCAGCACCAGAAGATATATCGTTTCCACTAAATATTCTGTCAGGCATATCTATTATAACTGATACTTCTTGAACAACAGGAGTTGAAGCTAAATTATTTGAAGTTAAAACAACTCTAAATTTAAAATATCTAGCAGTATATTCTCCGATTACAAAGTTTTGGAAAGATGTATAAGTTAAATTATCATCACTTGTTGAAATTTCTAAATGTGCATTAGAATTAGATGGTGTATCTCCATCAAAATTAGAAGAATTTGAATCAAATAATCCGGGTCTATTATCAAACAAATCGTCTGGATTATTAGAAGTTTGTTTTAAAATAGCTGTTAATCTTGCAGTATGTTTAGCACCAATATCAATTACATTTGCAAATAAATAATTACCATTTGCAAAGAAGTCAGCATTACTCACACCTGAATCAAATACTCTACTAGTTTCATCATCAAAATTTCCACTAGCTGAATCAAATAATTCTGATGAATCTAATTGTATTGTATCATCTATTATAACTGTATTTGTATTTGTTCCTAAAAAATCAGGGTGTTCTGATTGATTTGCTACTGCATTATGATTAATAACACTTACAACATTAGAAATAACTGCTGTTGCGTTAGAACTAAAGTTACCTAGTTTATCGACAGCTTTTATAAGATAAGTGCCTGTTCTAGCTGGAACTGAAATGCTTGTGGCTGGTCGAGATACTTTTTCAACTAAAGATACTGAATTTGCCCAAAATCCTGTGCCATCTATTTCAGTTGCATATCTTATTTGGTAATAAGCCAAATCTAAATCTGGTACTTGTTTCCAAGACAGATGTGCTTCTTGTCCAATAATATTACATGAAAAATCTTCAACATCTTGTGGTGGTTCAATAGCACCTATAATAGTCCTTTGTGCTGATGTATAAGTGCTTGATACTCCAAAACTATTAACTGCTTTAACTCTTACATCATAAATATTTTGATCAATTACATTTAAAACTCTATGATTTAATCCTGAACCTTGTGCATAAATAATAAAATCTGAATCTGTGCTTAATTTGTATTCTACTTGGTAGTAATCAACAAAACTATCAGGAGAAGCACCTATAGTTACATTTAAAGCTACAATAACTGTACCATCATTATATTCAATTAATTCATCATCTAGTGTAACACTTGCTGGTGGTTGAATAATAAATGGATTAGGAAGATTAGTAGTTGGTACTGTTGTTGCTTGTGTTTTTGTAGCCCAAGTATAATGGCTATTTTGGTGTTCTACTAAAGATAATCCTACTGTTAAATCTTGATTGAAAGTAATTCCAATAACTCTAAATGGTTTAGCAGAAAAACCTAAAGAACTATGTGTAATATTTACAATATCTGCAATAGCCAAATCATAACCATTAAAATCAACATTAATACCTAAAGATAATGCTTCTCTACTTCTTCTAAGTATTACCTCTGCCATTTCTTCTGCTTGATATTGTGAAGTTATTGTT